GTCATTTCGCCCACACCAAAAAAAGTGACCAAAAAATCCACCAAATTTTGGTCAAAATAAAAAAAGTGACAAAAAAAATCCGCCAAAATATGGCGGAAATTTAGAAAAGTAAAATTAGGTAAAATTAGAAAGCTATTTTTTTTTAGTTAGCTAAATAGGTCTAAATTAGAAAGCTATTTTTTCCGAGAAGATTCCGAGAAGATTCCGAGAAGATTCCGAGAAATTTCTTAAATATCGATTTCCAAAAAATCTTTTCCGTAGTGAAATGGGTGGATGTTAAAACGTGCGTTTTTATCGTCACAGTGTTGCAAGAAATACGCACCTTCTGGCGAATTGAATACCATACCATCAAAATTATAACCCATAGTGATTTTTTCCATAAAAAGACTTTGATGGTCAGGAGCGCAGTCAGCGATTTCTGTAATACTTAGATTTGAGTGATAGAATTTAAAAGCTTTTTCAGGTGTGTTAAGCTCCAAAAGTAAAGGTAAAATTTGTTCAGGGTTATTATCAGCAATTGAATCGATAAAACTCGCCAAAATTTCAACAGTCGGGAAAAGGTAGCGATTGGCTGGAGGTAAGCAATCGAACAACTCAGGAGCATCCTCACCATCACAATCAGCTAAATACTCAATAACCTCCTTTAAAGCGATACTTCCAAAAGTGTGAATACTTATTTTTAAAGAAGTGATTCCGTCCAACCCGTCACAATAGAAGAGTGTGAAACCATCATCAAGCTCGTAAATCTGTGTAAATTTATGATGATTGAACTTAAAAGATATTTCACGGGTGTCGGGTAAATCAAAGGTTTGAAAATTTATTGTATTATGTCGACAAATCGGGCAACGTTTTGGGGAAAGAGAGGAATAACAACCACCACATAAAAGACTATCAGGGTGATGATTCTCACACTCAGCGAAATCACCCTGTTTTTGCTCAAGACATATATAACATTCAAAAAAGTTATTTTCAGGAATCACGTCCAAGTCTTTTAAAGCTCTTCCGTTTAAAATATAGTTAAACAAATTTTGTATACCATAAACATCTTTTATTTCTTTTGTCAAAATTTTGAAATCTTTCTTAAATTTTTTAGTAATTAGCAGATAATAGCTTATAAGGTAAATTTCACGTTTTCGCTCTAAAGTCTGCAGAGGGTAGAGGAGATAAACAACAAGCTTCAAAATTTCGGGTTTTAGTTCTCTTTTTGTTGAACGCACACGACTCCACTGATAAAAGTCCTTATGAATTAAATTTTTATCGAAGTTAAAAGAATTTTCCAAAAGTGCGAGGCGGTCGGGGTGTTCTCTTAACAATCTGTTAACCGAATAGTTTCCGTTTTGCGTCATAATCGAGTTTGTAGCAAGTTGGTGGCTGTAAGTGTTTAGCATCTTGGTGGGTTATAGTATCTTAGTGGGTATAGTCTTTATATTCTTTTTAATTTTCGATTTTGAACGAATCGCCTAAATATTTGATTTAAAGACAACCCTATAAGGGAGTTTATAAAAAACTATGACAAACAACAGACTTCACAAACTTCCAAGCGACTGCCTTAAAATCATCTTCGAGTATGCAGACAACGAAAAAACGAATTTCAAAGAAGTCACCGCCTTTATCCCGCTTTATCAAACAATCAAAAAACTGGAAGGCGGTAACCCAAAATTTAAGATTTCCGCACGTGAAAAGGTAAGCAAACTTTTCGAAGAAGAAATTTATTTTTACTTTAACGTGTCGGGTAAACGCTTTATGTTTGTTAAGAATTTTGAAAAGCTTGAACTGCTTGGGTTATATGCTAACCCTTTCGAAAATTTAACAGCAAGAGCAGCGGGACGGTATTTAAAAACCGAATTCCTTAACGACTACGACGATTATACCGAAGAACTTCTTTTATCTTGCGGCGGTACTTTTAAGGCTTCAGGCTTAGGCGAAGAGTTGATAAATAAAGCCTTTGAAACCAAAGATTTGAAGCTTTTTTATAACGTCTTCAGCGTAAAGAGGTTTTTACTTTTCGCCTTGTGCCAAGAGCAGCTAACAAATTCGGAAAAATTATTTTTTGAGGATTGCGCTCGTGTAAGTAACGGGTTTTTATTACACGACAAGCATCACGAAAGAGAGCTTAAACAAACAGATTTTAAAGGTGGTCACTATTACGAAGAAAAAGGCAAACAAAAAGGTGATTTTTACGAAAGCCCAGAAGAGCGGTTTTATAACCAACAAGGTCACGACGATAGCGACGAAGAGGAAGACGAAGAAACAGACGAAGAGGAAGACGAAGAAACAGACGAGGAAGAAGATTAAAAAAAAAAATATGCTAAATAAAAAAATAAAAAAAAGGAGCTTGATGAAAAACTTTATAACTCACATCATAATTATTTTGTAATATAAAAATATGACTGCATAAGGTGAAACCATAAAAATAAAATTTTCAAAGCTCCTGAGCGGCTCCAGAAAGGTCAGCACGATTTACCAGTTAGATGCAGGTTTTTACTTCTTTTTACCAGTTAAAAACGGGTAAAGACCTCCTTTTACTTTTCTATCAAGCTCATACTTATAAATATCGTTCGCAAGTTTATTAACCGACTTATGCTTTCCTTTTTCAAGCACAGATATGCCGTATTGTTTGGCGTAGTATTTAATATTTTCAAATTTGTTTTTCATATAGTATATTAAAAGAAAAATATGCCAACACCAGCCGACCAGAGTCTTTACAACGAAGCGAGAAATTTTATTATGAGTAAATATAAAAAGAATTCAGCTTTTGCGAGTGGTGCTACAGTCAAACACTACAAGCAGCAGTACAAACAAAAGTATGGTGAAGACTCTCAGCCTTATTTAAACGATTCAAAACCAAAAAATTTAGAGCGTTGGTTCAAAGAAAAGTGGGTGGACGTCAATCCGCTTTTAGGAGTAAAGGACGACAACGCTTATCCAGTATTTAGACCTACTAAAAAAATTAGTTCCAAAACTCCAACCCTTTATCAAGAGATTCCTAAATCTAATTTGAAAGAGCAGTATAAGCTAAAACAAAAAATTCAAGGAGCAAAAAATTTACCGACTTTCAAAAAGAAAATAGTTGTTCACAACGGAGGTAAGCTTTCTTCAGTATCCCTAAAAAATTTGTTAAAAGCAAGTTACAAACCAAAAGACGAGATTGACGGATTCATCCAAGACAAAGATTTGTCAACGAAAACTTCCAAGGTTTATTACAATCCAGACTTGAATCAGACTGTAGTGGCTCACCAAGGCACATCAGGATTTACTGATTGGTTAAACAACGTAGCGTATGCTTTGGGTGGTCAGACGTTATATAAATACACACCAAGATATAAAGAAGCCGAAAAAGTACAAAAAGAAGCCGAACGCAAATATGGTCTCAAAAATTTATCAACTATTGGTCACTCACAAGGAGGACTTCAGGCTGAATTATTAGGAGCAAAAGGAAACGAAATAATCACGCTAAATAAAGCAACAAGACCTTTTTCAAATACACCACAAAAGAATCAATACGATATTAGTTCTTCAGCAGATATAATCTCAAAGCTAAATCCTTTTCACCCTAAAAAATATAACGAGATTATCATACCTTCTTTTTCAGACCCTCTAACAGCTCACAAAATTGACGTTCTTGAAAAGCTTGAAGGTGATATAGGTAGGTCACCATAAAATATTTCTTGATAAATTATTTGGGCTATATCCGTCTTTTCTCCAATCACCTTTCATATTAGCTGTACGTGTTAAATAAGAATTTCTTCGCTCTAAATTTTTATGTTTTGTAAAATCTTCATACCCAATCTGACCAAAGTTTACAATTTTTCCAGATGGATTAATTATTGCATACTTCTTATTTTTTGCTTTAGACCTATACAGTATTGCAGTCGCACCGTATATCCTAAAAGCTTTTTCTTGTGCTGTTAAAGGATTAGACCAAGTCCAAATATCGTCGTCGGTAGGAAACCTTTGTTGAAAATTCATACTTGTATACTATTAGTTCATACAAATTGCTCCAGATACTCCGAAGAGTTTATTAATCGCTCTATCAATCTCTTCTTGAGTAAGCTCTTTCGGTTTTGGTTTCTCTTCTTTTTGAACTTCTGGTTCTTCTGTCATATTTGTTTATTATCCCTAAAGAAAATTATTTTTGAGATTCTACGGTATTATTTCCAAGAGTTTTTGACCTCTGTATATCTAATTCGTCTATCTCCTTTTCCGCATCAATATCACGTTCTAAAACAAAACCGCATAAAGCACACTTTTTACACTTGCTTTTATAAATTTGACGTGTGAGTGCTAAAATACAACCAATACTACTTGTTAAAAAGAAAGACCAAAAGACTTCTGACAACATATTTATATTTAGATTAGATTATAACCATAAACTATAAATTGTAAAGTCATATTGTTTCCTACTCCCAAAGAACTCTGTTGAATTGTCAAACCAGTTATGGTCGCACCCGATAAAGAAGATGATACAATATTTCTGTCGCTGTATCCAGACACTCCGGGGTTTCCATAAAAACTTTTGCACTTGAGTCCTACAACATTCGTAGCAGTATTCGCAAATCCAACGCCTTCAACCTCTAAAACAACTTGTTTATTTGTTAAAGAAGAAACCGCAAATTGTAAAGGAGAAGAAGATAAAGTAGCTCCACCAGTATAAACAGCAGAAATAGTAGAAGTTGATGCCGTTGTTTGTTCGTTTCCAAATAAAGAAGCGGTCGTTGGAACACCAGACCCCAAAAATCCAGCGAGAGAATATGTTGGATAATTAGTAAAAGAAACTTGAGTTGCTGAATTGATTACAACTCTATAGTTTTGATAAGTTGAATTGAAAATAGAAGCAACAGAAAAATTTTGATTGGACGCTGAACCAGTAACAGAAAATTGACTTGTTGATAAATATACTAAACCAACTTGACCAAAAGTCGACGCAACCGAAGCAGTAGAAGGCGTTCCAGTAATAGTATAAGAAATAGCGGACATATTTCCAGTAGAAGGGTTATATGTGAGAGGTCCAGTTGTATCATCTTGAAATAACGGTTTGTTTCCTGTTCCAGAGGTTTTCGTAAAAGGTATATAATATGTTCCACTCGTATTATCACTCGTGATAGAAGCGTTAGTTGAATTTGTTGCTGTCCCGCTCAAAGCACCAGAAAAATTTGTACAATTTAAAGTATTTGTAGTTGGAACAAACGTCAAATTAGAATTAACTTTTGTTGCTTGGTTACCCGAAGAAGTTGTCCCGAAGTGTATGGGACAATTAGAAGCAGTAGCGGTATCACTTGTAGTAAATACTCCGTTTGCTTGACTTGTAGTAGTTGAATTACCCGATAAAGCACCCGAAAATACAGAAGCAGTTATAGTTGCTGAAGGGAAATTAACCAACAAAGCGTTAGGAGCTGATATTGCAGGGGTGACGGCGGAATTGTTATTAATCAGGAATTGAGATGCTGAACCGTTCATAGTCAACCCTCCGTTTGTTATCGTTCCTGTTGCGTTTAATTGATTAGTTGTCGGATTAAAAGTTAGGTGACTATTACTATCTGTGTATAAAGTTTGATTTGAAGCAGAAACTGCAGAGGTGACAAAAGGAATACTGTAAGCTCCTCCACCAGATGCAATACCTGTTGTGTTTACTTGAGTTGTAGTTGTAGCAGTCGTAGCAGTAGAAGCAGACTCAGCCGAAGTAGCATAACTCGCCGTTCCACTCAAATTAGCGTGTACAACACCATCACCAGAACCAGTATTGTTAACATATACACCAGTAGGGGTATTTATAATTACAACATCAGTAGAAGCAGATAAAGTTATTCTTGACCCCGAAGAAGTTATATTTATACTTTCGGGGATATCAATATTTAAATAATCTCCGCTTGTTATTTCTATACCACCAAAAACATTTTGTATTACTAATTGAGAACTATTACTTTCAAGATATAAATCACCAGTATCATCCTGATATATACTCGCAGGGTCTGTTGCTCCAGTATTAAATTGAATTTTTGATAAAGAAGAATTACTGATATTTACAACACCACCAGTCGCAGTCAAATTTATATCCTCGCTATTAGCAGTCAAATTAATTTTCGCACCAGTCAAAGAAACGAAATCACTGCCCGAATTAATATTTATATCTCCTTGATTATTTGTTATATTAGCAACTAAATTAATATCCCCACCATTCATATTTATAGGACTCAAGACCTGCAACCCGTTTGGATTTGTAGTTGATAAACCAGATTGATTAAAAGTAGCATATATAGGTGTCGTCGCCAAATCACCACCAATAACCAAACCATCATAATTGATTGTAATTGAACTATTAGCTGGTGTTGCAGAAGTCGCATCATCAATTAATAGTTGAGCAGTTTTAATAGTAGTGGAAGTTGCCATATTTTGTATTTATATTACAAATATAAAAAAATTAAGTGTAAAAAGTAATAATACAACCACCATAATTAATAGGAGATGGAGGGTAAACAGTTAAACCATAAGATGGTCCCGATAGTTGATTGTATAATTGACCCTGCCCATAACAGTTTTGAGAACCTCCTACACCCAGACCGCTTAAACCACCTCCCAAATTTCCACCTCCTAATTGACCGACGTTAGGAGAAGTATAACTATAATTTGGACTCGGTTGCGCTCCAGCTCTACCCTGATAAGTAGTGAAAGAACCATATGTTGAATTTGTATAAGGCGTTCCTGTCGTATCACCGCCTCCTGCGTTTGTACCGTTGTTAGCTTCTATAATTCTTGTACCGTTTAATAGTAAGACTGAAACTGCACCACCAAACGTGCCTGAGGCGTTGGTGTATATTTGCAAAGTAGAAGTAAGATATGTACCTTGTTTTGGAATTGAAATAATATTATTGGATTTCGTAACCTGAGCGCCTCCTCCTGTAGTAGGTATTTGATAATAATAATTGGTATATGTTCCTGAAGGCACACCAACACTATAATCACCCGCAAAACCTCCTGTACCAATCACACTAACAGTAAAACCAACACAACCTGTAGGAATAGTAATTGACTGACCAGAATCGTAATTACCAACAAGTGTCTGAGAGCTAATTGCAACAACAGGAACAGAAGCAATCGCACCGTTGACATATGTGATTGACGCTAAATTATTTGAATTTGCTAAAGGATATGCTTGAGCAGTGGAAGAGGTAACTGATGAGCCTTGGATATTTCCAGTAGAAACTATACTTGTAGCTCCAGTTATACCACTTAAAAGTGAAAGAGTGCTATTCACCTGCAAAGCACCAGAAACAATTAATTGACCGTTAATAGAAGGAGACGAAAATAAAGAGGTTGAATTAGTTCCCGAAGTAGCGGAAATAGTCAAGCCCTTACTAAGTTTCAATCCGTTTGTGTTTGTTGTTAGAGTTGACGAATTCGTTCCATCAGTTAAAATCACACCACCAGCGTTATTAAAAGTATTAACACCCGTAAATTCTTGAGTATCAGCCAATACGGCAACACCAGCTGTTCCACCACCAGCAGTATATTGTTTTGTCCCATCAGGAAACTCGAGATAGTTTGTAAGATAAGTACCGTCTAAAACAATATTTTGAGTAACGACTGAGTTACCTGCTGTATTGGTATCAGCGAAATTCATCTCACCTTGAGCGACAGGATACCTACAGTAATTAGCGTCAAGATAAGCTGTGTCAACAGAAGCAAGAGGTTGTTGTATCCAACTATCAGGATTAAAAATAGAGCCTTGTTCATTAGCAGGAGGGGGATACGTTGCCATACTTTTTTATTTATTTGTATTATTATATTAAATTATGAAAAAAACTTCTGGAAAAGCAGAACTTATCGATTGGTACAAAAAGATTCCACCAAAGTATCTAACCAAATCACATAACCCTAATTTCAAAGTCCACGGTATAACAGTTCCTTTTAGGGCTTTGCTGATAGGTGGTTCTGGTTCAGGAAAGACGCAAACGTTACTAAATCTGCTACACAATATGCCTAATACCTTTAACGAGATATACATAATAACAAAAAATAAAAACGAGCCTTTGTATGAGTACTTGGAAGACAAACTATCTAAACAAGGCTTAAAGGTTGTCGAGGGAATCGAATCAGCTCCAGATTTAGACAAAGATATAGACAAAAACGACCAAACGCTAATTGTGATGGACGATTTAGTTTTGGAGAGGAATCAAAAACCTTTAGAAGAATTCTTTATCAGAGCGAGAAAACAAAATTGCTCAGTACTTTATATTTCACAAAGCTATTTTGCTGTACCACAGATGATACGCAAGAATCTGACATATCTTTTTATTAAGCGTTTAGCAAATCTTCCAGACTTGTTTAGAATCCTTAGAGAGTATTCTTTAGGAGTTGATAAGAAAGTTTTGCAAAAGATTTATGATGCGGCGACAACTGATAACAAACAAGATTTTTTATTAGTTGATTTAGAAGCCCCTCCAGAAGATAGATTCAGAAAGAATTTTAACGAAATTTATGATATTTCTTAAAAATAATATAATAATAATAATAAATAAACAATATGCTAATCCGAAACGTGAAATCCTTTAGCGAGTTGCAACAAAAGAAACTATTACAAGCTGAACTTCTAAAAGTACAAATCGAAAACGAGGCGCTACAAGAAAAGAGAGTTGCTGATTATCAGAATCCGAATAAACCACCACCTATTCCACCACAGTATAAAACTGCTTCTGAATTAGCTGAAGACTCTTTGTATCAACAGAGACAAGCAATTGATAATCTAAGAAGTTTAAATATTAATTATGGTGTAGCCGCAACAGTTTCGCAAGAACTTTTACAGCTTCCTGATGGTGTAGGAAATTTAGTGAAGTTGAATAAAAACTTCCCGCTTATCAAATCCGATATACAGAAAAAGTTTGACCCTAAATTTTTAGACTCTCAAATGATTATGGAATATCTTAAAGATTTCTTTGACGAGCTTGATACAGCTATTGGTCTCAATCTTGGTGGTTCAAACCCAACTAATTATTTTCAAATAAATCAACCTTTATTCACGCAAACAATTATCCCAAATTCAGAAAATTATAAAACCCTTTTAGCAGCATACGATTCAGTTTCTCCTAATTTTGTTTTGAACGCCCGAGATACGGCAACACTAAATAGCCAATTTGCTTCTTTAATCGCTATTTCACCAACCGAAGACCAATTAAAATTTATTGATACACTACCATCACTTGAAAGAATTAAACTAAATAAAAGAGCAGCCTCTCTTTCAAAAAAAATACCGTCTACAGAATTTATTTTAAGTTCTATATCGAAATTTGCCGACTTATCTACCAAAATAAACGCTGGTCAAGATACGGCGAGTTTATTACCTGATTTTAAAAGTATTACAGCTTCTTTATTAAGGTCATTCGGCTCAGTTAGTCAAAAAGACCAAGATAATTTAGAAAAATTTGTTGAGCAAATTGTGTCTCAACAAGACCAAGAAATACAAGCACAAGCGTCTTTAACAACTCCAGCAGGGGTTGCTGTAATAAATCCGAAAAATCAAAGACCTCAAATAGTTGACGAAAACGATAAATACATAAGAGGTATTGTTAACTCACAAAAATTTACTAACGCTCAAAGTAGACTGCGAATAACAAGTGATAAAACTCAACAAGTTAAGTGGGTTGATAACGCTAATAACCCGCAAGATACTTTAGTATATGGTAGACCTGATGGGAATGGTGATATTGAAAATACATATTTAAATCAAGTACCAACTACTGATGGGCAGCCTCCAGCAGCTGATTTTTCAAACGTTATATTTGAAGGAGGAAAAACTGAATTACCAAATTTTTCAGCTCCTCAAAAAGGTCAGCCAAAAGTTTTTAATAATACTTATAGAAAAGTCGCAAACAGTCTTTTACCCTGCCCTGTTTTAATTGACGGCACCCCAGTTGATTTGGCGCAGGTTCAAAGAGATACAGGTAGAAGTATTGAAGAGTATTTATTAATTGGTAGGTTTAATAAAGCTCAAATAGGTGTTTCAACAAACAGTAGAGAAATAGCAACTGTAACAGACCCAAATACTAAAGCTCTAATACCAAAAATAGATGAGGTGTTACCTTTTTTTAGTATGACTGATGATGGTTATAAAGACGCAGCGGCAAATCAAAGATACACAAAAGAACAACTAAAAGATATTATTTTTGATATGGAAGTTAACACAGTAATACCTGAAAGATTAAGAGAGCAGGATAGTTACGACCCTATGCACATAAAAAGCCAACAACTTATTCCAAGCCAAGGTTTTGGTTTGAAAAAAGGATTTAACGCAAAAAGAATTAAAGTAGGAAAAGGTGTTGTCGCTCCTAAACAAGATATTCCAAGATATAGAACTTTCGGGAAATATATTATCCACTACCCACACTTAATTGAAGAATCAGTTCTCAACCTCAAATTTCCTTCTGCTGGTTCAATACCAAATATCAAGCCAGTAAAAATTGAAGAAAATTACAAACAGTTTATCGAAGATATTTTAGATACAAACAAAGTAAATAAAAGACACTACGATTCTCTAACAAAAAACGAAAAAGACCACTTCATAAAGATAGCGAGAGGTGCAAAAATTACTTCCCTTTTAACTTTTAAACCAGAAGAAACAGAAGATGAAGATTACAAACGTTTAGAACTTTGTCTTGGAGAAATAAACGCAGGAAACGATAACCCAAAAATTGTTGAAGAAGTAAAGCAGCTGCTAAAAAGATTTGTAGAAAACGGTAGAGTGAGTAAATTAAAAGCAGCTGATATTTTGCTTCAATTATAAAAATTATCTTTACAAACAATAAATATGCCAAGAACTCTTATTCTAAATCCTAACAATATTGTCGCTAATTCAGGTAACTCAACCTTTCAATACAAATTTCCTTTAGGAGGTTTTATGGCAAAAGATGAGATGATTGCTGTTCAGCAAATAAGTTTATATCAAAGCGTTTTCAACATAACTGCAGCGAACAATAACAACACTTTCAGCTATGTTTGGGTAAACGGTCAAACCTATACAATAGTAATACCAGACGGTTATTACGAGTTGGAGCAAATCAACGCAATTCTTCAAAGCTATTTTGTAGCGAATCAACAGTATTTAACAACTACTTCGGGTCAATATGTTTATCTTTTGGAGATAGTGGTAAATCAAGCAAGGTATGCTTATCAAATAAATAGTTTTTTAATAAGCTCTGCAATTGCAGCGACAAACGGTTGGACTCCTGCATCAACCGCTTGGGTACCAACAACAAACGCTATATGTCCAATTTTTGTAGTTCCTAATACAAATTTCCAACAGCTTATTGGTTTCACCGCAGGGCGATACCCTAACGCAGTAATAACGGGTGCGACACCAGCCACATATTTGCAGACACCAACTTATACCACAACTCAAAGTTTTCTATCACAAACAGCACCACAAATTGTTCCACAACCGTCATATCTCTGCTTGTGTAATTTAGTAAATAACCGTCTATCAATTCCTTCGCAGCTTATATACAGCTTAACCCCAACAGGAGTAGTGTTTGGCTCACTATATACAGTTCAGGTCTCGGAGTTAGTTTACAATAAAGTAGAGGATGGTCAGTATACTGATTTGATTTTTAGATTTGTTGATTCTTTAGGAAACGCTCTGGTTTTTCAAGACCCGAATATTCTAATCCTTTTAGTAATTAAAAGTAAATCAGAGTTAGGATATATTTAAGAAAAAAATATTTGTAATATAGTAAATATGAGACAAATTCTTACAACTAAATCTGCTGGAAAAATCAGCATCAAACCAAACGCTAAAGGAGGTTATCAAAAAATTATGCGAAACAAAATTGCTGGTTATGGTGTTGGTGAGGAAGTTTATGATAATCTTGACAAAGGAAAAAAGACCGCCATCCAACACTTATCTCAAAAACAAACAAATTTATCGGTCAAGCCTTCAAAACAGCGCAAATATATTTCTTTGAATCTTTAGGGATATTTTTTTCTCTTATTAAATATAAAAAAAAAAGTATTATGGCCGACAATCTTGTTTACGAAGAATCTCTCAACACCGAATCCGAAACTTCCGAATTTATTTCGAAAAAGTGGGTATATGTTAACGATAACAATTCTCAGAATTACACCTCTCAGGTTGTGATTGATTCTACGCCTTTGTCGAACGCTGGAGGTTATATCTCGTGGCAGGAATCTTTTATTTTGATGCCGCTTGTAGTTCAACTAACAGCAGCAGTTGCAGCAGATTTAACAGCAAATACGAATACTGCGAATTATGCTTGGGCTTTCAAATCTGGTTTTTGGCAGATGATTAACAGTATGACAGTTGAATTTAATAACCAGAATATTATTCAGCAAACGCCTTTCCTGAACGTCTTTAGGAGTTTTAAGGCAAATACTTCTTTTTCTCAGGACGATTTGTTAAACGAAGGTGCAAGTATTGGTTTTTATCCCGACTCACCAGCAGGATGGAGTTATGATATTGATTTTAATACTCCGACTTACACCAACTCAACTGGACAGAATGTGCCTTTCACAAATAACCAAGATGCAGGTGTGCCTATTATTCGTCAAGGTTCAAATGTAGCCACACAAGGTAATTATGCTTATTCTTCCACACCTGCTGCAGGAACACCATCTTTTCCAGCGGCGACAGCTATAACCTATGATGGTTCTCAAATTCAGAATGGTATTGGCTTTAACGAAGGTATGTTTACGAGGCAGGGTTGGTATAATAACAATAGCGCTCAAACAACTGCGAACCCTCCTGTTACAGCAAACACCACAGGTCAAGCAACTTTAAACCCTCTTAGTGCGACTCAGACTGTTTTGAGGTCATCTTTGGTTTCTTCTACAACTGGTTCTTGCACTTGGAATGTTTATGCAAAACTACGTCTTAAAGATTTAGCCGATTTTTTTGAAAAAGCTCCACTTCTTAAAGGCTCGACAATCAGATTCTATATTAACACAAATCAGTCTATTATTAGCTTTAGCACAACAAAAGCGGCTATCACAGTAGCAACAGGAGTTGCTTCAATTCCAGTTCTTAATCCAACTTCTGTAAGCACAGTTGGTGGTCTCACCTGTCCAATTATGTTAGCTTCAGCAGGTTTAGGTCAGGGGCTTTCACCTGTTGTTCAATCAGCTTCAGTTGGGACGGCTTGTGCTTATCAGCTATCTGTAAGTATTGTGCAGAATACTAACCAATCGCAAAACGCTTCCGCAGACGGATTAACAGCTTATGGTCTTGGAAAAACTTCTTTGACTTCTTGTAGATTGTATGCCCCTGTATACTATATGTCTCCTTTGGCTGAAAGCAAGTATCTCTCACTCGCACCAACCAAAAAGATTATGTACAAAGATATTTTCCAATACCAATTCAATAACGTTCAGCAAGGGTCGTTCAATTTTTTAGTAACAAACGGCATAAGTAATATTTGCTCGGTATTAGTCTGTCCTTTTATTTCGCAGACTAATAATTATGTTGCAGCTGGTGGAGCAGCGCAAACAAGACTTCCTTTCAACTCTCAGCAAAATCCCTGCTCAGGCTCACCAGCTTCTCCTGACCCAATTATTCTAACCAACTTCAATATTTTGATTTCTGGTGTGAATTTGTTTTTGAATAACGAGCTTTATGATTTTGAGGCTTTCAGGTGTCAACTTCTCCAATCAAATCAAATCAACGGTTCGTTGACGACGGGTCTTGCTTCAGGACTTATTTCGGAAGCTTCTTTCACTAATCTTTACAGATACTACTACGGTGATGCTTCGAGAGTGCTTCCTTCTGAACAGGGTGTAAGTCGTTCGGTTCAGATTGTTGGTTCAAACGCTTCCACTGCAAACTGTGACCTGATGGTGTTCGTGGAATTTATGCGAGAGATTACGATTGATATCAGTACTGGTGCAAGAATTGAATAAAAAAAAATATCTTGAATTTTTATCTAAATCTGTAATTTTAAAATCTTTAGGAATAATAAAAAAGAAATTATGAAACACCATATTCCTCACCAGCTTCACTTAACACATACTCAAGCTATGAAACTTATGAAAGGTGAAGGAACTTTGATTCCGCACCACCAGATGGGGTCACATAAAGGTCATCATATCGTCCACTTGTCACCTCAAACTGCAAGAAAGCTTTTGACTTCTTACAAGAAAGGTAAAGGTATGCGACTTAGCTTAAGCCCTGATGAAATTCGTTCAACTGTTATGCAGGGACAAGGTTTTAAAGACGTTCTAAAAAAAATAGGTAGTGTAGCTCACAAAGTCGTCTCACACCCAGTTGGTAAGAAAATTGCACACCACCTTGCAGAGACAGGTTCTCACGCAATAGGAAATCTTGCTGGTCAATATATCGGTCACGAAGCAGGTGAACACCTTGGTCACTCTTTAGGAAAAGCAGCTCACTCTGCTATTGAAGATAGAAGCCTTCAATCTGGAGCAAATACTTTGACTCACGAAGCTGTTCACCACCTTTTAGGTCTTGGTGTAAAAGGAAGTAAATCTAAGACGCATAAAGGTGAGCTTAACTATACAACAAAGAAAGGTGATGTTGTTCACCATATCAAAGGACACTATGTTAAAGAAGTAGCCGCCCCTTATGAAAGCGAATCTGATGAAGAAGGACGTGGGTTGAAAAAGGGTTCAGCTGCTATGAAAGCAAAGATGGCTAAGCTAAGGGCTATGAAAAAAACTGGGGGTAAAATTGACTTTAAAAAGCTTGGCAATCAAATTAAAAGTGGACTTAAAACTGCTGCTCACTATGCTATACCAGCGGCAACTTCAGCTTTAGGAACGGCAGCAGGTGCGGAATTCGGGCCTCTTGGAGCTGTTGCTGGTCAGGCTGCGGGTTCATATGCAGGAGACCAGCTCAATAAAGTTTTGGGTACTGGTGTAAGAAAACGAGGTAGACCAAGAAAGGTTGGTGGTGATTTAGCAAGTATGTCTGCACCTTATAAACAAGCTTTAAGAATTAATTTTGATGGTTTGGAATTAACAAACGAAGGAGTGGACAATCAACCGATTTCTAATTTCAAAAGAAATCCAAAAGTAAAGCCTTCTTCTACTGAGATGACTTTAAGCCCTTATCAAAGTACTTCTTCTCCTGCTATGAACCCTTTTGTGCCTACAAGTTACACACAAGAAGGTGGTACTTCGTCTGGTTATGGAGGAAAAGGTTTAAGAGGACAGGGTCTTTATGGGCAGGGTCTTTTTTAATTCGGATAATTCTAAAAAATAAAATATTTAGGGAAATAAAACAATATGTCTGATTTTGATACTTTCAAGTTTGGAAAAGAACACGAAGAAAAATTTATTGAAACTTTCAAAAAAAAATTTGACAAAAATTTAGAAAAAACTAAAAAACGCTATTCGCTATTCGACTTTACTTCGGAAACAACTTATCTTGAACTCAAAAGCAGACGGTGTGCTTCAGTCACATATAAAGATACTATGGTAGGTAAAAATAAATTTGATTTTGCTGAAAAATTAGAAGGAAAAGATATTTATTTTTGCTTTAGCTTTACTGATGGTCTTTTTTATTGGAAATATGATAAAGAGCAGCTTAATCTAATAACCTTTAAGAAAGGAGGTTATAGGAATCCAAGCGGTAGGTGGGAAATTAAGGATTATGCTTTTATCCCAATTAATTTATTAGTAGATATAAACACACCTGATGCTAACTAACTTTGATATTGAAAGAATTTGTAAAAAACTTGATTTACCTATTGTGGGTGTTTATTCGAAAAACGAGCTTTACAATATCAAAAGACAAGTTGGTAGTTATTATATAAATATGGAGGACTCTGATAAAGGGCAAGGTAGTCACTGGGTTTTAGCAAAAATCTATTGTGATGATGATAGAGAAGAAGCAGAAGAAAGTGATAATCATAAAATCTGTCACGCTTTATATTTTGATGCTTTTGGTTTTGGTATGCCGAAAGCTGTAAGAGATTTTTTGAAACCTTTCAATCCTGTTTATTGTAGTAATAAAGAAATTCAAAATATCAATACAAGTGAGTGTGGTTGGTATTGTATAGCTTGTGATTATTATTTAGAGAATAATCAAAACGGAAAAACTTATCTTGACGATTTTGAAAAGTTCTTGAATATGTGGTCAACAAACCCAAAAAAGAATTTAACGATTTTGAAAAATTTTTTTACTCGTCATACGCCAATACGAGGATTATATGTTCGCCAATAGTTTTATTGTGGTAGTTTTTAAATCCTTGTCTTGCTAAAGTTGTGGGAGCGATTTGTCTAAACCTAAAATAGTTTTCAGTCTCGTCAACCTTCTTTACTTTGTAGTTGTTATGCAATAACCACTCGACTGCTTGTTTTAGAGTATAAAAATTTTTGTTAAATAAAACACTTTGAACTTTGTACATATTTTGTTTATTATAAGTTATTTTAATTTTTTTAAAATATTTAGGGATATTAAAATATGAATTACGAGCAAGAATTAGAAAACGAAATTATCTACTTTCCTCCCGCAAACACAATTGAAGAGTTTGAAATCAAAGTTGAAGAGGAAGTTGCAAAAAAAACAACTTATACCGACGCTCACCGCAAAGCACAACAAAGATATAGGGAGAAATATCCTGAGAAGTATTGTGAGTTGCAGAGGAAGCTTTACGAAAGAAAGAAGTTAGACGAAGAATGGAAAAAGAAGTTCAACGAGCGTAGCAAAATACATAACAAAAAGTACAGAGAAAAAAAAAATCAAGCTATTATAGAAGGAGGTGGAGAAATTAAGCCAAGAGGTCGGCCAAGAAAGAATATTCTTTAGGAAAAAAGTTAGTTTTTTCACAACCCTCCTTATTGCGTGTAAATTAAAAATTGGGTTAAAAAATTTGAACGCTTATTTATTAATTTAATTAAGATATATAGTATGCGTTTATTTAGGGATTTTTTTTTATATATTTAGACTATATAAAAAAGAATATGGCACCAATTTTCAAAAGTAAAACTCAAACTGAAAAATTCTCCTTCTTCGAACGTTATGCTTTTGAGTACTCTGATGTTAATAGTTTGAGAGGATTATATAACGCTATTGAAGATGCAAGAAAAAATCACTTTGAAGATACGGTTTTTGCGAGTATTCACTTTAAAGAAGTTGGTGATGGAGAGAATAATAGAATAAGAAGCATATCTATTAAAGCTGATGATTTAACATCATACAAAAAATTCAAAGAACAATTTGATACAATTGCAAAAGGTGATTGGATTGGGAGTGATGCAATCAATCTTGAAGAAATAACACCAATCTTTACAAACTTTACTTTATCAGCAACTCATATTGCGAAAAACGGTCACTCAAAAAGCGATTCAAATATTTTTATTACTGCTGGAATAGAAGAAACGAAAAAGAAAGTTGGCAAGAAAACAATCGGTAATAAAGACTGTTCGAAATTGTGCTTGGAGCATATTGGAAAAAAATTAGGAGTGAATCTTGTTGTAGAAGAAGATTTATCTTGTATCAGCAAACTTATTGATTTTATTAAATTCAACAAACTACCAATAAGTATTATCGCAAATTCTTTTACTCTAATCCGCTCAAATAATAATATTATCAAAGACACAACTATTCCGATTAAAGACAAGAAAGGAAATATTACAAAATACGAATGTGGAAAACCTATTTTAGGTATTGACGTTGAAAAGGTATATTTTTTTAAAAACGAAGAAGAGTCAGAGCTTATTGTTTTTGATGAAATTAACGAACACTATGATGTTGTTGAAAAACTTGAATTTGCTGAGGATGTTTTTATTTCTGAATCAAGTAAGGTAATCAAAGGTGATAAAATTATTTTCACACCAAGACAAGTCAATATTAATTCACACTCTTCGGTTAAGGTTGAAAAAAGATTTTTATTTTTTGATTATGAAACTGTTATTGATTTCACAAATAGTAACTGTATGCAAGAGTATAGTTTGTCTTTTTTGAATCTTTCTAACGAAGAACTTGAAGAACTCACACAAGCTGATATCAATAACGATTACGAAACTGTTAAAGAAATTCGTGAGAGTTGTTGTGTTACCTTTTTGGGTTATGATTGTTCTAATAAATTTATTGATTGGCTTGTTAAAAATCAAAAAGATATTTTGTATACCTTTATCGGTTTCAATAATACTAATTTTGATAACTTTATTTTGTTGAGTGCTTTGTTGAAATATAAAGATGTTAATATTGAGATTCCTGTTAATTCAGTTTTCTACAACGGCTCACAACTTCTTAACTTCCACGTCTTTGGTCGCCATCAAACTTTTGATATTAGAAAACACTTAATCGGTAGTCTTAAAGCAAACTGTGAGAGTTTCAAAATTAATTGTTGTGCGAAAAAGTCTTTTGACCATAACAAAGCTCAACAACTTTTTTTGAACGGCGAGTTAATTGATTTTATTGAAGGAAACGAAGAGCTTAAAGAATATAACGAATATGATGTTTTGGCGACTGCGGTTCTTTTCTGCAAATACAGAAGAGCTTTGAAAGAAAATAAATCGACTAAAAAATTTGCTTATGAACTGGATACAATCAAAACTATCGGCTCTTTAATCTACAAAGTTTTTGAAGAAAATAAAACAAAGAAAGGATTTAGCTTACCAAAGCTTAACTTCAAGCAATATACTGATTTGCAAAAATTTAAAATTGCTGGTAGGGTGGAACTTTTTAACGGTGTTCAAAAGGTTGATGTGAGATTAGTGTCAACTGATGTGTGTAGCTTATATCCTTATGTGATGTCTGTTTGCAACGTTTTTTATCCTTGTGGAGAAATTGTTGAGACTGAAGAATTTAAAGGTATAGACACGCTTGGCTTCTATTATTGTGATATTGACCAAAGCAATCTTAAAGAAGCTGATTTACCAAATATTTATGCTAAGAAGGCGGCTGTTGAAAATGATTGGTCGACTACAGAGGTTCTTGAAGACTACTTAATTTCAAACGTTACAATTGGTTTGCTTCTTAAATTTGGTTGTAAGGTTGTTATCAAAAACGGTTTCTACTTCACAGAGAAGAAAAAAAGTTGCGATATGTTTGATTTCCTTTTAGACAGTATGGCTGAAAAGAACAAGCAAGACTCTTTAAAAAAGGATAAGAAACCTTCATACAATCCTGCTTTAAGAGAGACCTTGAAACTTTTGATGAATTCTTTATCAGGAAAAGTTATTGAAGGTCTTCATACAGAAAAAACAAAAGATATTAGTTCAGTAGCAGACTATATCAATCTTCAAAAAAATTCAAAGGCGATTAATTTTATTAATACAATCGGAAATAAAATTTTTGTGACTTATGAAGTGGAAGAGGAGAAATTAATTAATAAACAGAGACCTATCTACCTCGGAGTTTATATTTACGATTATGCGAAGCGATATATGTATGAAAATTCATATTCAAAGGTTGGATTGAAAGAACTTTTGTATACAGATACAGACGCTTCTAAATTCAGGTATAGTAAATTTTTGGAATGGAAGAAAGAGATTGATGATAAAAATATTATTGTCCCTCACTGGGAAGAGGTTGAGGAATATGATGAAAGATATAAGAATCACAGAATCTATCAAAGCGATTCTAAAGTTTTTGGAAGCTTTGAAGATGAGCTTGAAGATGCTATTGGTGAGAAATATACTTTCTATTGCGTTGAAAAGAAATCTTGGTGTTATACTGTGGATGGTAAATCAAAGTTCAGATTCAAAGGTCTTAACGGCTCAGCTATTGGTGTTGACTTGACAGAATCTTTTATCAAACGTATTGAAATTAATAAACAGGATGGTACTAAAGAAATAAAATATAAATTCAAAGATGAGAGCAAATTAGAGGTGTATAATTACTGTGAGAACAATAAAGACAAATCAATTGAAGAATCTGGAGCAGATAAATTTTTTGAAAAACTCTATACTGAAAGAGAGGCTTATGTGATTTGCTGTTCCTTTAGAAAGATTGTTAAGAATTCAAAGAGAGGTGTTGAAGTCGGTGATACTGATAGATATAATCAACTTATGAATAAAATCCAAGTCAGCCACACTTTGAAAAAAATATCTTTGAAGTAATATAAAGTATGAAATATGATATTCAAAAATCTAATAATTTAATAGAGAGAGAAAAAGAGTTGGAGAACGCTTTGAAACTCGAACAATCGAAAATTCTTTTGGGAAAGCATAAATCAGCTTCAAGAGCAAGAAATCTTCTTTCAAACGGTTATAAAGAAGTCAGACCTTTTGTCGTGCCAAAAGATTCTTTACTGCATCAAGAAGAAAAAAAAAGAAGAGAAGAACTTCCTCTACTCGAACGTGATGCGAAAAAACTCACAGAGTTTATAAGGAAAGAGAGAGCATCAAGACCATCAAATTTAATCGTCCAAGAGTTCTCCAACGTTGAACCTTATGACGATAAATTGGAGCGGTTATTATATTTCTCCGATAAATATAATATACCATATTTTAGAAACGGTGTAAGAAAATCTTATGCGGATATTGCGAGTGACGTACACAAATATGAAGCAAAGAATAAAAACAAGTTGAAAAAACTTGGCTTGGACAAGAAATATAAAATATATGGACACTATTTATTGTATGTTTAAAGGGATAGTGAATTTTTTGTGACCTTTTATGCAGTTAAAGTTGTGTTTTAGTCTTAAGGGAAGGCTAACTGGTAAATTTCTGGCCTGTATA